GTAATGACATCAAGATATCCATACAGGCAAATGTGGATAACGCATCGCATTTCGACGTTACTACTTTTGTTGACGGGGAAAAGGTGGATGTTCAGACTGTAGCAGATGCAAAAGGTCTTGTTTCAAATGATTTTGTAGATTTTAAAAGTGGAGCAACTCTTGCAGTTGCAGCTGGAACTCCAATGACAGGAGGTACAAACGGAACTGTAACGGGTGCGTCGCATCAGGCATTTTTAGATAAGATAGATAAATATTTTATAAATGTGCTGATATGCAATTCGAACGAGAAAACAATCAAGGATTTATACGTGCAGTACACAAAAAGAATGAGAGACAGGGTAGGAGCAAAATTTGTATGTGTAGTTTACCGTGCATCAGATCCTGATTATGAAGGTGTGATTAATGTAAAAACGAAAACACTGGATTCAGATTTTCTTGAAAATTCGGCAGTTTACTGGGTTGGAGGGGCTGAGGCTTACTGTGCAGTCAACAGAAGTTTAACTAATACAAAATATAACGGAGATTTTAAGCTTGAAGTAAATGAAACTCAGACAGAACTGGAGCTCGCTGTGAAAGCGGGATATTTCATATTTCATAAAACTGGAGATGAGATAAGAGTGCTAAAGGACATCAATTCTTTTGTATCGTTTGTGAAAAGGAAGAACAGGGACTTTTCATTTAGTCAGGTTATAAGAGTATTAGACCAGATAGCTGTAGATGTAGCAACAATATTCAATGGAACGTATCTTGGGTCATCCAACAACACCTCATATGACAGGAATGATCTGAAAAAAGATATAGGAAAACATCATGAAACCCTTGAAGATTTAAGGGCAATAAGGGATTTTAATGAGGAGACGGATATAACAGTCGTTGAAGGTGAAACAAGGGAAAGCGTACTGGTTACAACAAACGTACGGCCAGTCGTTGCAATGGAAAAACTCTACATGAATGTAATCGTAAGTTAGAAAGGAGAGTGAGAATAGATGGCAGATACAGCTATCATGAAAGGTAAGGACGCCATATCGGGGAGCCTTGCCAAATGTTTTGTAACAATTGGGAACAGAAGATACAGTTTCATGCAGGCAATTAATGTCAAAGCCGAGATGGAAAAAACAAAGGTTGAAGTGCCAATTTTAGGAAAAACTGGAAAAGGTAACAAGGCCGCTGGCTGGAAAGGAACGGGAAGTGCAACATTCCACATGAACACTTCCATTTTCAGGGAATTGTTACAGGAATACACTAGAGCAGGAAAAGACGTATATTTCGACATGCAGCTTGTGAATGAAGATCCTACGGCATCAGTCGGAAAACAAACTATAATGCTTATAGATTGTAATCTTGACGGGGGGATAATTGCACTGTTTGATGCAGATGCGGATTATCTGGAAGATGAGTTCGATTTTACATTTGAAGACTGGAAGATAGTCGACAAATTTACGGATCTTGATGGAATGAAATTATAGCAGGGAGTTTAAGGACTCCCTTTTTTTAAATTATAAAAATAACAGGAGGATAACATAGATGAAGGATTTAAAATTTTTCTTAAGACAGAACGCGGTATTACCGCAGAATGAGGAAGTAGAAGTTACACAAAGATTCAGGGACGAAAATGGAAACCCTATAAAGTTCGAAATAAAGCCTATTTCAAATGAGCTGGACGACGAACTGAGAAAACAAAACACAAGACAGGTAAAAAGAGCAAAAGGTGTATATGTTCCTGAACTGGACAATCAGGGATATCTTGCGGATATGGCCGTAAGGGCAGTAGTGTATCCAGACCTGAATGACAAGGAATTACAGGATTCATGGAATGTAATGGATGCTAAGGAGCTTTTAAATGCCATGCTTTTACCAGGAGAGTACAATGTTCTGCTTCAGGCAGTACAGAAACTGAACGGATGGGATCTGTCACTTGATGACATCAAGGAAGAAGCAAAAAACTGATTGAGGCAAACATAGCAGAATATAACTATGCATATTACTGCTTACATAAGCTTAAGATAAGGCCAAAGGAGTTTGCCGAAATGGATATATATGAAAAGGGATTCATAATGGCCTGCATAGATTTGAAGGTCAAGAAAGAAAAGGAAGAGGAAAAACAGGCTAAAAGAAAGGCACGCCATAGAAGACGCTAGGAGGTGGGATTATGGCGACAATTCAGAACAGTATAGTATTGAACGACAGAATGACTCAGACATTTACAGCAATTAACAGAGCTATAGAATCAACAATAAACGCCATCTCAACTCTTGGCGGTAAGAATGTCAACATAAATACAGCGAACCTAATCAGTGCAAGGCAACAGCTGGCAATTGCTGAAAATGAAATGCAGAACATGGTAGGTACATCCCAGCAACTGAACAATAATTTAAGTAAAACTAAGGGCATAGTCGGGGAGATTGTTGGTAAACTTAAGACAGCATTCGGACTTGCGGCGGTTGTCATGGCGACGAAGAAGACGATAGAACTGTCAGATCAGAATGCTCAGATAACGGCAAGATTGAATCTTGTATCAGATGCACCTGAGCAATTGAAGAAAGAGATATATCAGTCGGCAAATGACGCACGGGTCGCATACACGGACTCAATGGATCAAGTGGCAAAGCTTGGACTTCTTGCTAAGGATTCATTTAATAATACAGATGAAATTGTACAGTTCAACAATCTTATGAACAAGGCATTCAAAGTATCAGGAGCAGGAGCACAAGAGGCAACGAGTGCAATGTACCAGCTGACACAGGCTATGGCCGCAGGAAAACTTCAGGGAGACGAATTCCGTTCGGTAATGGAAAATGCCCCTATGGTAGCACAGGCAATAGCAAAATACATGAATGTGCCCCTAGGACAATTAAAAGAATTAGGTGCAAAAGGACAAATAACAGCGAATATCATTAAAAATGCATTGTTCAGTGCAGGGGACGAGATAAACGAGAAATTTAAGACACTACCTCTGACATGGCAAGATATATGGATACAGACTAAAAACTTTGCAATAAGGCAACTGGATGGAATTCTTCAAAAAATAAACCAGGTTGCAAATTCAAAAGCATTCATGTCATTCATAAATAGTGTGAAGATAGCGTTTTTCGGTCTTAAGGCCGTGGCTGAGGGAGTTTTTGATGGAATAGCATCCGTAGGCAAATTCATAGCTGATAACTGGACAGCAATAAGTCCAATCATATGGGGTGTAACAGCCGCACTTATTACATATGTGACATGGCAGGGAATTTCGACTGCATTAGACTGGTTAAATGTTGCGGCTAAATTTGCATTGAATGTGGCCACTACTATTCTGTCAATTGCAAATGTGGCACTTACATTCGCAGTTTCAGGATATGTGGCAGCTCAGGCAAAGGCGAATGCAACAGCATGGCTCTTTCCTGGAACATGGATTGCTGCAATTATAATAGGGCTTATAGTTGCAGTACTTGCTTTGACGGTGGCAATAGTCCAGTGGGCTACGGGTACCCAGAGTGCATTGGAAGCGATAGGCGGAATGTTCTACTGGCTTGGAGCGGTCATTTATAATATAGGGGTCACAATCATGAATATCCTTATCATTGCAGTAATGGCTGTAATACTGGTGTTTATTATACTTGGAGCGGTGGTAGCAAATGTTTTTATAGGTATATGGAATACCGGGGTATGGCTTGTGAATGCGCTTATTCAGGCGTGGTACTGGCTGGCAAATGCCGCAATTATGGCTTGGACGTGGTTGAAAGTTACAGTGAGTAACATTCTTAAAGGTATGTATAATTTCTTTGTAATGATAGCTAATGGATTCATAGATGGTTTTAATGCGATTGGAAGAGGAGCGGTAATAGTTGCAAATGGTTTTCATAATGCTTTTGCTAACGCTATAAATTCACTTGCAAAAATGGTTGAGAATTTTGTTAACGGGTTTTTAAGGGGTCTGAACGCGATAGGTAAGGTTGTCGACTCAGTCCTTGGTACGCATTTTTCAAATGGTGGAGCAGTTCAGATTGGTTTAGGCAGAATGGGAGGGGGTAATGCGTCATTCACTCCTGCTCAGCATATCCAGACTGTGTCTTATGGGAATACAGGTAATATTAGTTCCACACAGAAACAGGCTCCTCAATTTGGTTATGCGGGATTTATCGACCCGTCCGGGGCAATGGATTTAACAATAGACGGAGCTTCAAAACTTGCAAACGGTAAATTTAAGAATCTTGGTGAATCATTCGACAAAGGAAAAAATGATAC